GATATTGCCTATGCTGCAGAGTGGAAAGAATTAAAGAAGAAGACTTTTATTTTAGGAGAAGATAATTAATGTATACTTTTGTTACATCGTTTAGTGAGAGTGGATACCACGAGTACGCAAAGAACATGCTGGAAAGCGTGGTTAGTAAATGGAATCCTAAAGAGTTTAAACTCGTGGCCTACTACCATGACTTTGATATTGAAAGTGTGTCTCCCCCTATGGCTGACAACATTGAGTATCGCAATCTTAATGACGTAAAAGAAATGCTTGAGTACCGTGAGCGTATGAAGTTTCATGATGGAACTGAAGGTGGTCAGATGAAATACAATTGGCGGCTTGATGCAATCAAGTGGTGTCATAAAGTATATGCAATGACTGATCTTGCCTTTGAAATTATGGAACAAGATGATCACGAGACTTGGATGATCTGGTTAGATGCAGATACGGTAACAACAAAACGGCTTGATGTAAAACAATTTAAAAAATGGCTGCCAGAAAAAGCAGACCTCGTACACTTAGGAAGAACAGATGCAGACTACAGCGAAACAAGTTTCATGGGCTTTAACTTGGGCATTCATAATACTTGCAGTCTCCTTGCTGACCTTAGAGGTGCTTACACTATTGGTGAGGTAGTTGCATATCGTGAGTGGCATGATGGATTTATCTTTGAACGTCTGCTTAATATTTATAAAGCACATGGAATGGTAACTAACAACCTATCTGAAGGTGTCAAAGGTTTGGCAGCGTTTGCTCAGTCACCTTTGTCAGAATACTTTGATCACTTCAAAGGTAATTTAAAATCAAAGGTTAGCGATACAACTGTGGCACCTGATGTTAATGGACCTAAACGATACAAACAATTGCTAGATCTTATTACTTTCTACAAGCCTAGTAATATTGTAGAGACTGGTACATGGAATGGTGGACGTGCTATTCAAATGGCAGTTGCAGCATTTCAATACACAGATAAAGTACATTACACTGGCTTTGATTTGTTTGAAGAAGCCACCCCAGAATTAGATCACATTGAATTGAACAGCAAACCACACAACTCTAAGAAAGCTGTAGAAGCTAGGTTAGAAGAGTTTGCACGTAAAATGAAACCAATGGGTAAAATCTTTACGTTCAAGCTACATAAAGGTGACACAAAGAAAACCCTGAAAGCTTGCAAGTCTATAAAGAAGGCAGACTTTGCATACATTGATGGTGGTCATTCTTATGAAACAGTAAAGTCTGACTTTGAAAATCTAAAGCACGTACCTATTCTTGTGTTTGATGATTACTTTTCAAAGGATGCTAACGGTGTCATGCCAGACAACGATGGTGTTAACCAACTTATGAAAGAGATTACGGCATATGGTAAGGTTGTCTTACCTTCTTCTGATGCAGTCATGGGTGGGGGCATAACTCATCTTTGTTTTGTAGCTATGAAGCAAGGCCTGCCTAAGATACCAGATGAACTGACACGTGTTCCCATTGTTGTTACACCAAAAGATTCTCGTCCTAAAGAAGAAATCATTAATAATGTTCTTGAAAATAAGAAACTAATTAAAGATTTTGATTGGATTAAAACAAGTAAGATCAATAATGAAACCGCCATCATTGTCTCTGGTGGTACTAGCACAGATTGGTGGGAAGTTAAGGATCGTATTGCTAAGACAAATGGTAAAGTATTCTGTGTTAAGCATAGCTATCCAAAACTTTTGGAGCAAGGCATTCAACCGTTTGCTTGTGTGATCCTAGATCCACGCCCTATTACTGGCATGAGTACACATGGTGTAGTTCGTAAAGATTTGTTTAACAAAGTAGATGACAAAACAATTATGCTTGTGGCATCTATGACTGATCCTTCAGTTACTAAACATCTTATCAAGAAGGGTGCTAATGTAAAAGGTTGGCAAGCCTACTCAGATGCCTTGCGTGATATGTCTGTTACAGATAAGATTGTAGTAGACAAGACAACAGGTATTGAAGAAGGCTCTACTCTTATCACTGGCGGTACTTGTGCAGCTATGCGTACCATTGCTATTGCACATACACTAGGATTTAGAAACTTTGAACTGTTTGGTTTTGATTGTTCTGTTGGTGAAATAACAGAGGAAATGAAAAAAGAAACAACAGATACAGAGAAGCAACGACCTAAGTATATGCAAGTAGAAACAGGTGGTGAAAAGTTCTGGACTACAGGTGAACTACTAGCTATGGCACAGGACTGCGAAAAACTATTTGATAATGAACAGATGGACATGGGCATTAATTTCTACGGTGAAGGTACTCTTGCCGCTGCAGTTTGGGAAGCATCTAAACGTGGTAAGGAAAAGTATTACACAGAGTTGCTAGATGTCGCTGCTTAATGATAAACAAGAACGGTTTTGTCAAGCCTATATCCTGCACAGAAATGCTACAAAAGCGGCAGCAACTGCAGGATATAGTGAAACCTCTGCCCATAACCAAGGCCATAGGTTATTACAAGATGAACGAATTAAAGAACGAATTGACGAACTCACAAATGAAATCTCAACAGATGTTGATGTTATCTCAGAAATCGAAAAGCAATATGAGGTTGCTCGTAATGCAGGTAATGGAAACACTGCTCTCAAGGCTCTTGAACTTCTTGCAAGGGTACGAGGAAACAATGCGGATGAAGTCAGCACAGATGAAGAAACATTAGAAATGGAAATCGTAAACGCTATCAGAGTAATGGGTGTTGAGAAATCATTTCAACTTTTTGAACTAGCGTTTCCCGAAGAATTTACTAGCACTACGGACACCGAAGCTGGCAGCGACAATGACACCTAGTGTATACTGATACCAGTCAGGCATATTAGTTAAGGCTGCGAAGCCATCATCAACTATCTGTCTACCCCAATCTCCACAGAATGAAAGCACGAGAGGCACTGAAAAAATAATCGTAAGCCATTCGTCTTTCCAACTGGATGCAGAAGCATCTGCCATTTTAAGGTCCCAGTCTATTTCACCTGTGGCCTTCTTCTGCATTACAACGGCTTCAGCTTTAGCGTGAGCTACCTTTGCTTCTGTCTTTGCCTTTGAGGTTTCGACAGAACCTTTCAACCAAGTACCTGCTAACTCTGCAATGGGTCCTATTAGAAGGTTTAACATAAGCCTCTCCTGTTACGTTTAATATTTGTGCAAACATTATGTTGTAGGTATTTCATTCTTAATTAATATACCCTGCCATGATGCAGATATAGGATTGTTAGTACTTCCTATACTAACACCACGTGCTTCAATATCAGTTTTTTCTGGTATCCTTAAAGGGTATTCAAACTTATCAATAAAGGTATTAGACTGTAATACAATTCTAAGTTGTTCACGAAATACATTTGTTCCAAAGTCACGTTGTATAAACCTAACCTGACAGTATGAGTTTGCTTGTGAAACAGCAGCAGTAAAGTTAATATCATCTAAGTAAAGAGTATATCCTGCAGGTACTGTATATACAGCCATCTCTGTTTGTCCTGCTCCTAAAAGAATAGATGCATAAACAGTACCAGTAGGCACACCTGCAGTTGCCCCTGTATTGGCAAGATAAATAGTTCCCACTGCTGCCCCACCTGAACCAGCTAGAGTAATATACATACGGTATACACGTAACCAAGATGTTTGAGTAATCTTTTGCGTCTGTCCTGTAAGAGTAATGTCTTCTTCTACTTCATTATAATTAGCATCAAGACCTACAATCTTTACAGAGTTAGCACCTGTTCCACCATTAGTATCTGCTGTGCTACTAGAACTTACATACAATTGAGCAGCACTAGCAGGATAAGAATAGATACCGCCCTGTGACCAAATAGTTTCTTCTGTTCCGTTTACATCACCATTATACCCAAACTTATATAATGCCTTATGAAAAGCAATTTGTTCCCTAGAAACCTGTAGGTCCCAAGGCTCATGCTTTCCTGTACGTGTCATTGAACTAGGCGTACCCATTTAACCACTCCAATTCTTCCTCATTATAAGGCAACATTAAAATTCTCCACTCGCCATAGCGTCTGACAAAATTTTGGCTCTGCGTCCTACCTGCCTAGCCCATCTAGAATCTAACATTTCTCTTGATGCGGCTTCCCAATTTTGTTCGTGTATAGCATTCCACATAAGTTTAAACTTACATAGACGTGGAACTCCCATATTAAATGCCATGTCCATTAGTACAAGTTGACGTACACTGTCTAGATCTTCTACACATTTGTGTACACGACATAATTCATTCTCTACTATTGCAATGTCATTGAGGGCTAGATACCTTGCATCGGCTTCAGATATTCCATGTTCATAGACCACCTCCATACTAGGGATGTCAAGGTAATCTAGCTCCTCTTTACTGATACCACGGTCTTTTAAATTTCTACCTATGCCTATGGTATCAATTCCTAATGTATCTTTATAAACTGTAAGCACAAGACCTTCATGCTCTACAAGCTTATCTAAAAAATGTGAACGATTGTATTTCATTATTTTTTATTAAACTCTTCCATTAAATTGTCTATGTATTTTCTAGGTTGTTTTCTGTCCATATACTTTTCATATGTACCATCAATAGCATAATCTATAATAGTTTGAATATCCCAACTCATTACATATTTTTTAACTGCAGATTTAATATCAGCCTCTAAATATGTTTTTACTTTCGGATGTCCTCCAGTATTTTCCATTTTAAACATAGACATAATTATATCTCCATAGCTCCTACAATTCCACACTTATATTCTACAGAAGCCCATCCACCATCTTGTGGAATCTCTTCATATATTTCTTTATACTTTATACATTGGTTTTCCTTATCAAACCACTGTACTGTTTGATTGAAACACTGACCATTTGAATTACAAACAGTAAGTACTAATGCCCAAATAACTACATTCATTTAACTGTCCTTGATTCAGAAATTCTATGGTTAGATGACCCAGGATTTTTACCTTCGTGGTTCATCCACACGGCGAATGCTCCTGTCATTGCCCCTGTTACTACAGATACTAAACCAGCCTGTGCTGCAGTTGGATCTGGTAAGGTCATGAACCACTCGACTACTCGCCAACTCATTATTGTCATAATAAGCATCATTAATCTTGGTAATAGTTTCCATTCTAAAATCTTCTCAGCAGCCATTAAAAATACCCACGCATTAAATCTTTTAATGCATCATTAGTTTGGTATCCTACCATACCACCTAAGTTAAACTTTGCACCTTTATCACCCGAATGACCAGCCGTTGATCCTCCCGCACCTACAGAACCGCTTGGTGATGATGCTTCGTCAGCTTCTTGAGCTTCAGCATCAGCCATGCTTGCTAAAGCATCCATTGCTTCAGATGATATGCCACTACCTACAGACGGATCACCAGCACCAGTGGCTTGTGCAATTTGATTGGCAATACCACTTAAATCAAATCTCATATTAGCAATGTTGGAAGGAATACCTGGTATATCCCCTAAATTCAAACTAGATGTACTTGGCATTGAAGGTTTAGATGTAGGCAACGACATACCAGAAGGACTAGTTGGTGTAGTTGCTTGACCAGCTTTTGCAATAGAACCAGCAATACTAGGTGTTGTTGTTATAGAAGATTGTGGTACAGGCGCACCTACATTACCTGCATTTTGTGCCAGTGATTGTTGTGCTGCTTGTGTAATATTACCATAAATATCCGCACGTTGTTGTGGCATATTAGGTGGGGCAGACTGTGGCGCACCTTGATAGTCTTGTCTGCCTATATTACCTGAAGCTTTATTAAGGGCATCAATACCTGCATTGCCTGAAAGACTAGCATTAAAGTCAGCTAAAGCTGCGGCATTACTAGCGTACCTATCTTCTAATGTCATAGGTTTGTTAGCTGGGTCTACTTGAGTTCTGTCTTCTGGATTAAATCCAAAAAATCTTGCGGTACCTGACGTTACTGGATTACGAGACACCATTGTTTCTGCAGTCTGGGATAAATTACCAAGAGGATCTTGTGTAAATGCAGGACCACCAGCCCGACCTATTTGTTGGCTTGTCTGTAAAGCTTCAACCCCTGTCATCATTGCTCCTATAGGTGGAGCCGCATAACCTATACCAGCTTCTAATACTCCAGGTAATCTACCAGAAGGTTGTGCAGTAGGGTTAGCACCTCGGTTCACTGCGGCTGCAATGCTAGGTAGACCGTCCTTTTTATTATAATCTGCTGGGTTTGTTATTGCCATCTTACTCGTCCTCTATTCTATTACCTTGTAAAGCTTGGTACAGTTCTATAATTCTTTCCCTTGGTATTGGAGCGTTAGTACGTCTTTGTGAAACACCAAAGCTAGGAAATGTAGGAATATAATAATTGCTTGACGCAAGATTTAAGTTTTTCCAAACATCATCTGATATATCTTTTTTACCACGTAGCTTTAAACCTTTAACAATTTCCTTTGCATAGTCTTCACCAAACAAAGAACGATAATTGTCTGTCAAAGCTTTCAACTCTTGAAATCCACCAAGTCTTTGACGCTGACTATCTTTGTATGCATCAAATATTGTATCAGCATCTGCTTCACTATACAATGTAGGATCAGATATAGTTCTAACAAATCCCGCATCTGCTCCCTTAATCTTACGCAAGCTAGGATCTAAAGCGTATTTTAAACCTGCAGTCATATCCAAACGCTGATTACGTACACCAAAGAATGCAGGTAATCCTACATCACCACCAAATGTCTGGTCATATCCAGAGATTGTAAAGCTTGAAGGTGTGACACCCTCTGGTAAATTTTTTCCCTCCCCAAAGTCTCCAAACAAAGGAGATATAATCTTAGAGGTTCCAGCCTTAGTTTGCTCGTAGTTCCTACGCTTTTCTAAAAAGTTTAATACACCTGGTTTAAAAGGATCAATGGCAATACCCATAGCTTTCTGTAGCTTACCCATTGTTGTAGGTTCGTTTTGATAGTTACGACCATTAGCTAAATCAAACATAGCTTTTGTCAACATAGAAGGTTCCATGAATGGACCTAGTTGATTATCAAACAATCCAATAGCAAGACCTTCTAGTTCTGATTCATTTAATCCACCATCAGCAATCATTTTGTGTGCAACTTTAGCACCAGTTTTTAGATAAGCATACGGATCAAGTGGTCCAAGGTTTACATA